ACTCAGGATCCTTTTTCGCAAGGAACTGGGACTTCATACCGTTCTTCTTCGCCATTTCATTGGCGATGCCGGATAACTTGTACTTTTCCCAGCCCTTGCTCTGCTTGGTCTGCCGGATCTGACTGGTATAGGGCAGCCCCGTGGCCTTTATGGTGATAATGTCGGGCGGGCCGGATGCGTTTATGCTATCCAGCTCAAACTCCCCGCAGTCCAGCGCCTCATCCTTTCCGTCAGAGTGCCAGTCACAGGCCGTGATGGTAGCCCGGATTTTCAGGCCACCTTCACCGCTGCCGGAAGAACTGCCGCCAGATTTACCGGAGATCTCGCTGGCATCGACCCAGCCATAGACCCGGGACGTTCCGTCCGTGTGAATAACATGGTACGGGTGCAGCGCGCCCTGCTTGATGATGGTGATCTTGGCCGGGCCAGCCTTTGGTGTTCCGTTTGCCTTTTTGTCGGTAGATGCCTTGTAGTGTGGACCGCCAAGGAACTGCACCACGTCACCAACCTTGTAGCCATCAGAAGATGCGGCCGACACATCGCCGTCCAGCATCTTCTGGAGCCAGTCGGTCATCCAAACGCCCTCCCGGTCTTGGAGTTTGATCTGCAGGTCGTCACTGGCATCTTCCTCATTATCGGTAAATGTCAGCGACAGCAGGTAGGGCTTGATGCTGCTGGTGATGTCCACACCGTCAAACTCCACCGTACACTCGGCATGGCGGGCGGTATTTTCGTCGCTCATGTGACCACCTTCTTCCACGGGGGCAAGGTGGAGCTGGTTTGTGTCTCGGTATCCGGGAGCGTCAGAACGATTCCGGCCGGGAACACAAAATAGCCCAAGTGCTGCGGATTAGCAGCCATCAGGTTGGGAGCATAGGCGCAACTGCCGAGCTGCTTATAGGCCACACTGTCCCAGCGGTCGCCTTGCACAGTCGTATAGGTTTTACTCATGCATACCTCCCTCTGAAATCATCGTCCTCTGCATCTTTCACGATTTCGAGGACAAGTTCTCTCAGGCTGTCATTCTGGGCATTCAGGACGTTTTGCAGCTCGGCAGTATCAGATATACCTGAGATATGGTAAACCGGCGAGAGCGATATAGGAACCGTGCTGCGTGCTGAGGAGGAGCCGCTGCTCTCTGGCAGCTCAGCGCTCATGGGGATAACGCTTGCGCTCTCCATCTCCCGTCTGGTTTCCGAGGCCGTCAGAACAGATTCCCCGCCGTTGAAGTAGACCAGCTCCGGGCCATGCTCACCAACGAGGGCAAAGCCGGGGGCCGCATCTTCCGTACCAACAGCATATCCGGGGATTCCGTGGTTGACATTGTAGCGCTCGTTGGAGCCTGCCAGCGCAGTAGAGGCCGCCGAGGCGATTTTGGCATAGGCTTCCTGCACACGGGGCATCATGCTGGATGCTCCATCGATGAAGCCCTGAATCGTCTCCTTGGCGCTTTTTCGTGGCCTCGTCGCTCATGTCCATTTCCGATACGGTATCGGCTACGGTCTTGGCGATTTCGTCCATAGAATTGCTCATGCCGGTCTTGAGGTCGGCGATAGATTCGCTGGTGGTATCCTGCGCTTCTTTCAGCGCAGCATAGTTCTCAACCATTTTGGCGAGATCAGCATCCGAGGCCGAGGCCATGCCGGCAATCGCATTGACGGATTCCTTGCTTCCATCCGCAAAACTGGCGATAACGTCACGCAGACCGTCGATGTCGGCTGCCCGTTCATTCAGCTTTTCGAGGTTTTGGTTGTAGTTATCCCAGTAGGTGATCTGGCTTTGCAGTGCATTGTTGATGGATGCAGCGGAGGTCGATACGACCTTTTCCGCAGAATCCCACAACGCATACTGACCGCTGATGCTACCGTAGGCTTCATCATAGGCATCCTTGTAGGCTGCAATGATGTCCTGAATCTTCAGCTCTGCATCGGAAATGGCGTTGGCCACATTCTGCTGCTGCGCTGCAACATCGTCTGCGCTGTCGGCGGCGGACTGCTGCGAAGCGTTCATGGCATCGACTGCGGCGCTGGCCTCCTGATACTCGGCCTCGGCGGCATTGATAGCCTCCTGATCCTGTTCTACGGCGGCGGTGTAGTTCTCGACCTCCCGCCGGGCAGTGACAAGGTCATCCGAGTACCCCATATACTCAGTGCGCAGTTGCTGCACATCCTCGCTCATGGTGCGCCACGGCAGATCTTCCACCGTGCCGTAGGTGAGCTTGAACTGCTCATCCGTCAGGCCGAGGGTGGTCAGCAGCATATCGTAGGCAGCAGACAATGCCGGCATTGGATTTTTCCACCTTTGCCTGCGCGGTCGCCAGCTTGGTTTCGTTCTCAGCACTCTCAACCAGCACATTGTTGTACTGGTCATAAAGGGTGTTCAGGTATTCCTGCCGGGCCTGTGCCTTGGCATCCGCCACATAGGCATCCGTGTGCTGGAGCAGCCGCCGCGGTGCCGCCCTTGATGGAATTGGTCTCAAGGTCAATATCATCTGCAAGACTGGGCACCAGAACAGACAGCCGGGCCAGCGTGTCGTGGTATTCGGCATTTCCGTCCGTGTTCCCATTTGTGGCGGCCTCGATGGCCTCCAACTTGCTGATGTACTGGTCCGCAACGCTGGCGGTCGCTGCCATGTTGGACAGGGTGGAATCGTAGCTTGCGCTCGCTTCTTCCATGCTGTCGCCCATGTCACGAGCGGCGCTGGTCAGCTCCTTTACAGAGGGCACCGTCGCATCGGCAGATGTTGCCAGTGCCGTGACGAGCGTAACCGTTCCTGCAATCGCCACAGATGCAAGCGTCAGCGGGCCAGCAAGTCCCGCCAGAGAGCCAGTGAACAGAGTTGCCGCCGCATGAGCTAGTTTTATGCCAGCTGAAACCGCAGTCAGCGTGCCGACCAGGCCGCCCAGCGTGACGGTTCCTGCCGCAATTCCCTTGACCACACCGGGATTTTCCTCTACAAATCCCTGCATCCAGCCCAGGACTTCCGCGCCGACATCGTACAAATCCGACATCACCGGGGTCAAATCCTCACCGATGGCGATTTTCAGGCCGTCTGCTGCGGACTGTATCAGCGTCAGTCTGCCGTTCATGTTGTCGAGCATGGTGCCTGCCATTTTATCGGCAGATCCGGCGCAGTCGTTCAGAGCTGCGGTGTAGTCCGCAAAAGACTGCCCGCCCTCGGCTGCGGCCTCGCTACACCCGGCCATGATGGTTTGCAGTTTGGAATACTGGTTCGTGCCGGCAATGACCTTTGCAAGGTTGGCTTGCTCTTGGTCGGTCAGGGTGTCCCAGATACCGGCCATGCCTGTGAGGATGCTGGACAGGCTCTGCATATTGCCGTGCGCATCATAAATCTGCACACCGTATTCTGCAAGGGTGTCCCCGCACTCTTTCGTGTTGGTTGCAAGGCGGGTGAAGATGGCGTTCAGGGCCGTGCCAGCCTCGCCGCCCTTGACACCGGCGTTGGCCATGGTAGCCAGCACAGCGGTGGTTTCCTCGACCGAGTAGCCGAGGGATGATAGCGTAGCTGCACACGCCTTGTAAGCCTCACCCAACTGGATGACATTCGTGTTGGAATTGGCCATGGCGTAGGCCATCACGTCCACAAAGTGTGTGGTGTCGGAGGCTTTCAGGCCAAAGGCGGTCAGGTAGTCGGTGACAATATCGGATGCCTGCGCCAGATCCATGTTGGCGGCAGAAGCCAGATTCAGCACCGGGCTGATGCCCTCCAGCATAGACTGGGTGTCCCAGCCTGCCAAAGCCATGTAGGACAGAGCATCAGCCGATTCACCAGCGGTGAATTTCGTGGTTGCGCCCATTTCCTTGGCCTTGTCGGACAGGGCCGTCAATTCCTCACCGGTAGCACCGGAGAGGGCCTCGACATTGCTCATGGATGCTTCAAAATCACCTGCGGTGTTGACGCAGTCCATGTAGGCATCCCGGATTTCTCCGAGGGCCTTTGAAATGCCGACCGTGGCCAGCGTGGCCTCGACCGTCTCAAGCGCCTCGACCGATTTTTCACCGAATCCCTTTGCGCCCTCACCGGCCTCGTCCATCGTTTTCTTGAGGTCAACCTGCTTATCCTTGAGCTTATCGACCTCAGTTTCCAGCCGGACGCTTTCCGCCGTCAGCTGCGTGGTATCCACGCCAGCTTCGTGCAGAGCATTCCCGGTGGCAGCCAAACGCTGCTCATAAGTGTTCAGGGAGGCCGTGGTCTTGTCGATCTGCGCTTGTTTGGAAAGCAGCTTGTTTTCCAACGCAGAGGAATAACCCTCGGTCTCCTGAATCTCTTTCTGGATGTTGTCGTACTGTTGCTGCAAAACAGAAAGCCGCTGACGGGTTGCGTCAACGGCCTGCTGCTGCTTCTGGTACGCCGAAATGTCGGATTGTACTTTGTTCAACAGCTGAATCTTCCCCTGCGTTTCCACAAGGGCAGACTGAGCAGCCTTGAATGTACTGGAAAAGCTGCTGTTCTGTTTGGCGGACAGGTTGAACAGCAGCTCCCACTCTTTACGAGCCACTACTTACCGTCCTTTCTCGCTCTCTGGCGCTCGGCAATGAGATCATTGCTGCTGCGGATCCATTGCCGGAACTGATACAGGGGCATTTCCAGCCAGTAGGGCGCAGGCGTACAGTTGACCTGTGCCATTGCAAGCACCTGTCGCCGCAGCCACACGCCGCCATCACCGGTTACAAGTCCGACCTCAGCAAAAAATTTACTCGCTTTGGTGCGGATGGTGTTGTAGTCCCGGATGCTCATAGCGCCAATGACATCAACACCGATAGGCTCGGTACACGCCCGGCAGGCCATGCGGATAAGGTAGCCCGCACTCATCGAGGGGATGATAACCGGCTGCTTCAGAGCCGTAAGCTCGGCCTCGATGGCGAGGGAGTCATTGCCGGTCAGCTTGCCCCAGTCGAACGTGAGGGATTCGTAGTGCTTGCCCTCGTAGTCAAGGGGCTTCTGGAGCTTGTGGGTGTAGGTGTACGGGTCAGCAGCGGCAGCAGCCTTTGCGGCGGCAGCCTGAGCTGCATCAAATTCTTTCGGGTCAATGACGGCGTTCATGCTGGATAGCTCCTTTCACGCTCAAAAAATAGGCCGGGACTGCAAAATGCAGCTCCGGCGGAACGGTATATGCGGATTACTTGCCCAGGGCCGCACGGACACCGGCCAGATAATCCACACCGTTGATGTAGCAGATGAAGTTGAGGGGGTCCAGTTCACGCACCTTCTTACCGTTGATGTACGTTGCCCAGTAGCGGACAGCGTACTCACCGGAGCCAGAGGTGGGCGTTGCGGGGGCAATGGCGCCGCCCTTGGTCGATTTGGGCACGACCACGAAAATATGCTTTTCCTTCCGTGCCTCGACCGTGCCCGCAACAGGATCCTCATACTGGTTTGCCACACGCAGGTCAATGTTGTGACGGCGCAGCTCCGACAACTGGACGGACTGCGGCGTGGTGGTGCGGAATTCCAGACCAAGGGTCATAGCCTCCAAATGGCCCAGAATGACCGCTTCGACGTTACCACCGACACCAGCGCCCGAAATGCTCTGCGTCAGAAAGGTAACGTCCGGCAGGGTAACTTTCGACATACCCAGATACTCCACGCTGTCCTCATAGACCGCGAAGTTGATAACGCTCTGATCGATTGCCATTGTAGTGCCTCCTTTTTAGGACTGGAGTGCGCTGGTCACATAGTCAGCGTCATATTCCAGCACAAAATCAATCTCCTGCGCCGGAGAGGGCGGGGTCATGTAGACGTGCAGCTTGATTTTGCCCGCCATCAGGCTGGTCAGCGGGTTCTCGTTTTCCAGCATTTCCACACGGGCACCCAGCAGATAGCCTGCGCCCACCAGACCGTTCAGCCAGATGTTGGCGCTATCCAGAATGGTGTCGATGAGACGACGGTTCATCGGCTTGTCGAGCTTGCTCCAGAACGTCTTGATGAGGGTGTTGGAGACGTAGTCGAACATACGGCTGAGCGGGATGAAGTAGTCCTTCACATCCGTGGACTTGGGGTAGCACGCAGTATGGTTGCCCCAAGCGGTCCAGCCGCCCATAAAGTTCAGGAAGGTGCAGATGCCTGCAGCATCAACAACAAGGGCCTGATTATAGGTCAGGTTGATGGTGTTGCCGTCGTCGTCGCACAGGCCGTCGATGTGAACGGTCTTGTTGGAGGGGCTTTCATAGGGAATGCCCTCGTTGCCGGTATCGGTTTCTGCAAGGCAGCCCGCCTCGACGGTGGAGCCGTGGAAACGCAGATCACCGAGGGTGCCATTGGGCCAGCACAGGATGGTCTTTTCGGTATAGGTGCCGCTGTTTTTCGCCTGAACCGCAGCGGTATAGGTCTTTGCGGAAATGTCCACCAGAGCCTTGCCGGTAAACATGCCGTTGATGGAGCCAGCCTTTGCGTCCATAACAGCTGCAACGGTGGCATCCTGGGAGAAGCCGGGAGCTCTGGCCTCCCGGTGCTCTGCACCAGCTATGATGAGGCAAAGGAACAGCTGGGTTATGACGACGACTGGGCCAAGTACACCGTCTGTGAGGTGATGTACTACCACTTCAAGCTGTGCGCCTGCCAGCCGGTCATTTTCCTGCCCGTTGGCGAGACCGCCGAGGCTTCCGATGTGTCCGCCGCTGTTGAGCAGATTGAGCTGTGCTTGACCATGTTCGGCTATTGTCGCCCGACCTGATTATGGCCTCCCGGCTTCCTCCCAGGATCGCCACCGTTGCAGCTGTTATGGACGCGAAGGCTGGCTCCATCAACGGCAGTTCGTTACCGGCAACGGTCTCGTGGTACGGACTACTTTCCGACAAACGTACCTATACCGCTCGGCGGTTCGACGGACGAAAACACGG